AGTACAATAACAATATTTACCTATTGCCAAGCTGCTAAACTTTTTAGTTTGAGGTATATCGAATAAATATATTTCTCCGTCAACATGAGATCCAGGAACATTTATTTGAATAGCTTTTACGTTTGGATGGTAATATTCAAAAGGTATTCGTATTTCGGTTTGTTCTTTTTCGGAATATTTTTTTACTTCATATCCTGCATCTACATACCATCTTAAAGTTATGCTTTTTTGCGGCATATAAACTTCAACAGGATGGCAGCCAATTACTTTTGCTATTTTTTCTGCTTGATCCCATTTAATATCTCTTGAGTTTTTAGCCCAACGATTAACTGTTGTAGTATCTTTATGTAATTCTTTAGCTAGTTTTCTTTGGTTCCAGCCTTTACGATCTAATAAATCTTTTAATAATGCCATAGTTTTTTTATGATGCTTGTCTATAGAAACATCATTACCCTTATTTTTGTTTAATATAGAAATTATATTATTTGTATTTTTAATTGTCATATTGTCAACACGTTATAGTATAACTAGGCGTTAGATGTCAAATGATTACTTTATAAGTAATTACTGGTTGAATTTATTTGATATTTATCCCGTTTTATACACATTTAAGATAGGTAATATTTTTGACATATAAGCAATAATCCATATAAGCAAATTATGAGCTTAGAACAATTCAGATTAAAAAAAGGTTTTTCACATAAAGCATTAGCTAAATTTTTAGGTTTGTCAGGCACATCTCCAGAAAGCACAGTTTGCAGGTGGTGTATTGGCGACAGGATTCCAAGACCAAAATACATGGATCTAATTAAAAATAAAACTAAGGGAGCTGTAAAGCCAGCTAGCTTTTATGCGTAAGAAAAAAAAACTTACAGGCACAATAAATGATTACAAAATGGTTCATGTTATTACTCATGATTGGATTTCTAATTCTGAGTGGATGTCAATTTCCAAAGCAAAAAAACTTGAACCCGCTAAGTGTCATTCGATCGGTAGGCTCTTTAATAAAACAAAAACAAAAATCCAATTATTCGGATCCTGGAGTATTGATGAAGATGGATCTATTGAAATTGGAACAGTAGAAACAATCCCTAATTCGTGGGTTATTGAAATAAAGGATCTATGAAATTAATTATTTTTATAGTTTTGTTTTCGTTATTGTATTGGACCCTCGCACCTAAATACGTCAAATCTGATGAATGGAATGATTTTTGTAAAGTATGGATGAAGTATGTAAATAAACATCCACAAGCTCTACATGCAGGCTGTTGCGACATCGATCATCCAACTAATGATTTATTAAAAAAAGTTTATCTTGGGGAACCTATGCTTATGTGTGATGGGGAATATATTTATGGATAATGATAAAGAAAAAAAATACCAAGAGATAATAGCTGCTAAAGATCAGACTATTACACAGCTCAAAAAAGATATTGATAGACTCCAGGAAGAGTTTGATAATTTTAAGATTATTAATGCGGACCACCAAAAGTTAAATGGCGAGCTGCGTATTGAAGTTTATAAATTAAAAAAAGAAAATGAAAGTTTTAAAGATCCTTTGAATAAATTACGAAAGGATGGCAATCTGTAGTGGCGCGCGATATTTATTTTAAAGATGTAAAGTTTTCCGCGTATTCGATTTGGCATAGATCTTTGCCAGAACGGCTTGGCATGATTGATATTGATGCGGTGGGTATTTGTTTAAAATGTAAAAAACCGCTTTATCTTGCCGAAACCGCATTCGATGTTGGGCAAAAATTTAAAGCAACTACAACTACTGAGGCTTTAGCTAACATGGCTGGTTTACCCTCATTCCTGGTTTTCTATAAGGTTGATGGAGCTGCGGTCACTTCATTTAGAATTAAACAATTAACACCTATTAAAACAGATGAGATGTTAATGGAACCCGATGGCTGGGTACAGGTTATGCAGCTGTTAAAAGAAAGGCACGATATGATTTGTGATAAGAATAAATGAGTCTATTTTTTGTTGCCGATAAAGCTGTCTTGGATGACTCCAGGCTAAGTTCGAACGATGTTAGAATCTATTATAAATTAGTATCTTACATGAACCGCCACACTGGCAGCTGTTATCCGCGTCATGCAACAATATCTAAAGGTATTGGATTAAGTAGATCTACTATTTATAGAAGTATTCTACATCTTGCTAAGCTGGGGTATGTTAAAATAACAAGGAAGAGTTCAACTAACGAATATCATTTACCTAAGCAAGTAATACTAGAAGATACTAGAAAGAAACTGATTGTGGATAATTATGTGTCAAATAAATCAAATTATGTGTCATCTATGACTGATATTAATAAAACTAAATATAACTATTATAGGGGTAAGAATAATAATAGGTATAACTATAATAGAACATACTCCGACAGGGGGGTTGCAAATCATTCTAAACGAACGATCGATCATAAAGGGGAAAAATATAAGAATGATGGAGAATGGGGAGATTACCTGGAATTTCGGTCGGAGAGTGGTAAAAGGATTAAGGTTCATAAGTTTAAGAATCTGATCGAGGAGATTAACAAGCCAAAAAAGAATAGCACCGCTGCAATAATTATAAGGCAGCATGCACAAAAGATTAATTAAATTAATTGAAATATTTGAACAAGCAGGTTCCTGCGAACGTTTAATGAGCAAACCCAAAGCTCCTGGAACACCTGCGATGTGGGATCTCTTGGATATGAGTTATGACCCAAAAGATATAGGTTTTTATGATAAGAAACCTGGACTCAAATTAAGAGCTAATTTCAAGCAAATGGCGTGTTGGGAGCTTGCCATTGATTTACTTATCCTGGTTGAATTGGACCAAAGAAGATTGATTTGGGGTCGAGCCATGAGGTTTTCCTGGGCAGCTCTATCTAGACGTTATGGCGTACACAGAACAACAATTAAGAATCGATACTTGTCAGCACTTATCAATTTGGAAGAACAAGCAAAAAAGAAAAACATGCTCGACAACATCGACAAAATAAATTAAACAAAGTGTTATAATGAAAGCAAAGTGTTTCTTTCATTTCCCACCTACACATCCTCTATGCCTGGCAGACCACTAAGAAAGATCCAATGCGATTCTATCGCGAGACACAGTGGAGAACGCTGTAAGGCAAAGGGGTACTTAAAAAAAAGTGGATTCTATCGCTGCAGATTTCATGGAGGAATGTGTGAGGGAGCAACTACACTTGAGGGAAAGATCAAGGCTTATAAAAACTTATTGCCGTTTAGAAATAAGACGGATGAAGAAATTAAAAAATGGATAATCGATACGAAGAAATAATTAAACGTTTGGAATTGGGAGAACCACTTTCAAAGATCTGTAGAGATAAGACTATGCCTAGTTTATCTACTGTGTACAAAGTACAAAGAGAAGATGAAGATCTACAAAAGAAGATTAGGAACGCAAGAGAGACAGGCGTTTACACATTGTTAGATAAGATTGCAGAAGATATGGAGATCCCAAAGTCTAATCAAGAGATGCATTTCATTAAAGAAAAATGGAGTCATATCAGATGGATTGCCAGCAAGTTAGCAAGCAACGTGTTCGCTGATAAAACTAAATCAGAAGTGAAACAAGACTTAACTATGTCTATATCGTGGGGTAAGCCAGATGTTAAAAAAGATATTATCGAAGTTAAAGAGATTATGGATCAAGTACCAGGTATGGGCGCTCAAGCAATATCTGGAACAGGCGGAGTTAATCAAGAAAAGGAATAAGGATTAGTTCTGGTTAACCCTTGTTTATCGGGTACATCAGACGCAGCTGCAGCTTTCCGCGCGCGCGTATGATTTCTGAAATGTTCGCTGTTTGTTCTCGAATGATTCTAATTCGCAACACAAATATAACACAAGGCTTTTATTTTTTAGATTTAGTATAGGTTCTCTGCGGTTTAAGAAACCAATGACGTATTAAAAGGCTTGATTTCTAAAAAGTGAAAAGGGAAATGCGCAAAGGGGGTACCCCCCAAAAATGGGGCGCTGGCGCGTAATATATATATATCCCGACTAAGCCACACACACATATACATAGAAAGGTAAACATGGGTTATTCAAAAGAACATAAGAGCAAAACAGGTGGATTGAATGCAAGAGGTAGAGCATTCTTTAATAGAACAACAGGATCTAACCTAAAGAAACAATTAAACTCTGGTACATCTGGCAGGCGCGTATCATTTGCAGCTCGTTTTGCAGGGATGGCTGGTCCCATGAAAGATAAAAACGGCAAGCCTACAAGAAAAGCTCTAGCATTAAAGAAATGGGGTTTTGGTTCTGTAGCTGCTGCAAGAAATTTTGCTAAAAGGAATAAAGCATAAATGGCAAAAGATCGATTCACAGATGAATTAATTACCGCTATGGTTTTTATAGCTGAGGATACAAATGGATTGGTTATTCATTTAAACGGATTTCAGGATGAACAACACGCTAATAAGTTTGTAAACAAGTTAATGAAAAATAGTGGCATAGATTATAAATCTGTAAGAGATCTATTTGATTTACCAACAATACATTAGGAGGATTAATGAAACTTAAAGATCATATTCCACATATTGTTAAAGAACATAAAACAGTTTGTGCAGCTATAGTGATAGTTATTATTGTTCTAGCTATTTTATAATGCACGTTGAGATACCATACACTCCAAGGGAGCTGCAGGCTAAACTACATGATGATCTAGATAAATATAGATTTGCTGTACTTGCATGCCACAGAAGATTTGGAAAAACAGTATGTATGTTAAACCATCTCATTCGCGCTGCTTTACAAAATACTTTAGTCAATCCTAGATACGCTTATATAGCTCCCACTTATAAGCAGGCTAAATCCATAGCCTGGGATTATATGAAAATGTTTGCTGGAGCAATTCCAACAACCAGGTTCAATGAAACAGAATTAAGATGCGATCTGCCGAATGGCGCAAGAATTACTTTGTTATCTTCTGAACAACCAGATTCACTAAGGGGTTTGGCATTAGATGGAGTAGTAATTGACGAGGTAGCTCAGATAGAACCTAAGCTCTGGAATGAGATAATTAGACCAGCTTTATCGGATCGTAAGGGGTTCGCATATATGATAGGTACGCCAGCTGGAATGTCGAATCTATTTTACGAATTGTATCAATCAGCTGTAGCAGATCCTAAATGGTTCGCTTATACAGCAGCTGCATCGGATACTAATATTATAGACCAGGAAGAATTAGACGCTGCTAAGAAAGCTATGGGGGAAACAAAATTCCGCCAAGAGTTCGAGTGTGATTGGATTGCAAATATCGAGGGATCTATTTATGGCAACATTATGAAAGCTGTAGAAGATCAAGAGCAGATTACTCTTATGGAATATGATCCAAGTTTATTAGTATCTACTGCTTGGGATATAGGAGTCGGAGATTCCACAGCTATTGTTTTTTTTCAAAAGCTTGGTAATACGATAAGGATTATAGATTATTACGAGAATAGACGAGAGGGATTACCGCATTATATTTCTATTCTTAAAGATAAAGATTACATTTACGATAAGCATTATGCACCGCACGATATTGAGGTACAGGAATTTTCTTCTGGTAAAACTAGGAGAGAGGTAGCATATCAACTAGGAGTCAATTTTAGAATACTTCCTAAGATTCCACTAGAAGATGGGATCCATAGTTTGAAAATGTTATTACCCAGATGTTGGTTTAACCTGGATAAGACTAAACCTTTAATAGATGCTTTGAAACATTATCATCGAAAATATAACGAAAAGATGAAAATGTTTCATAATAAGCCAACTCATGATTGGAGTTCGCACGCAGCAGATGCGATGAGATATTTAGCTATGTCGATAAATGATTATGAGAACAAAAGTAAAATACAACAAACAATCGCAGTGAGCGATTATAAAATACATGAGGGTATAAGATGAGTTTTTTAACACCAAAAATTCCAGCGATGCCGCCAGTTCCACCAGTGGAACCTTTACCACCTGCTCCAGATTATGAGGATGAGGAAAGAAGAAAACAGGCAGCAGCTGATGCAGCAAAACTTAGAAGAAATAGAGTAGGAAGAAAACAGACTATTCTTACTTCTCCTTTAGGGGATGAGTCTGAGGCAACTGTTGAAAAGAAAACTTTATTAGGAGGATAGTATGGGAGGAGTAGTATCAAGACCAAAACCACCCGCACCAGCTCCAGCTCCAGTTTATGTAGCTCCAACAAAAGCAGAAGTATCACAAGCAACATCTACTGATTCTGGAATGGATAGAGGTAAAGGAAGATCATCAATGATATTAACGGGTCCGCAGGGATTAGGCAGTGGCGATTTAAAATTAAGAAAGAAAACTTTATTAGGATAATTTATGGAAATAATACCAAAGGCTAAAAGAGTTATAGACACATATAATTCTTTACGGGGTCAAAGAGGAACGTGGGAATCGCACTGGCAAGATGTAGCAGATTACATGCTACCAAGAAAAGCAGATATTACACAGAAAAGATCTAAAGGAGATAAAAGACATGAGCAAATCTTCGATGGTACTGCAACACATGCTTTAGAATTATTAGCAGCATCTTTACATGGGATGTTGACTTCTACTACTTCCGCTTGGTTTTCTTTAAAGTACAGAAACGAAATGGTAGATCAAGACGATTCAGCGTCTGAATGGTTAGAAGATTGTAATAAAGTTATGTTGCAAGCATTCTCTAGATCTAACTTCCAACAAGAAATTTTTGAATTATACCATGATCTAATTGCATTTGGTACAGCAGGAATGTTTATCCAAAGTGATGAAGATGATGATTTAAGATTTAAAACTATTCATATCTCAGAGTTATTTATATCAGAGAACCAGAAAGGTTTAGTAGATACAGTTATTAGAAAGTTTATTCTAA